ATCGCCCTGGCGACTCAAGTAGGATTCGAACCTACGACCGACTGCTTAGAAGGCAGTTGCTCTGTCCAGCTGAGCTATTGAGTCATGAGGATAGTATACACTATCCTTCAGGTATTGTCAAGCCAATACCATCTTTTTGGTGTAATCATAAGCGTACTGCTCACGATACCCCTTAATACCCCACCCTAACCAGTAGTAAGCAGCAACCATGTATTGGTGAACTGGTTGACCACTACCTTCAAATTCTGGTAGGACTTTCTGAAAACCATACTCATTAATCATGTATGCTGTCTGACCTTCAAGAGAAGAAGGATCATAACCATACTTCTTAGCGAACTTACCTAACCCCAAATAACGGTTCGTAGAGGTCCACTGAATGAGTCCGTAACCACCGCTATAGCAACGATCGTAAGGAACTCTAGCACCTCCCTCGCAGATGTTGGGATGGAAGTTGCTTTCTGATTTAATGTTTCCCATGATCGTAGCAAGTGCATTACGATCAGAGATTCTGGTTTTCTTTTGAAGTTGTTCGAGGACATATTTTTCATTGTAATTACATCCTGGACACTTCCAAGTTTTGGGTACTACCTCAATGGGGACTGCCTTCTCTACGTTGACCGCTACATCAACTGGAGGAGGATTCTTGATCTGATTGATGCTCGGATAAGCACAAGCAGCAGGAATAGAAGTCGCCAGAGCGATAGGAAGTAAACGTTTGATCATGAAATTAGTTGAATTCGGCATCCACCTCTTGCAGAAGCATGGGTGACTCAAAGTAATCCTTACGGTAGTAGCGACCGAGGACATTGCTATTATAGAAGGCAGGGGTGCCATCTGTCAAGCTCTCGGTCAGGACACCGTGTACGAAAAGTAATCTGGTCTCTTCGTAGTTTACCTTACCTAGTGTGGTATGTAAACTTAAGATTTCTCTTTTAAAGTTTTGTCTACCATATTTTTTGATATCTTCTTTTAATTCTGGACAAGAACCATAATAGTTTTTCCAATCAGATTCCTGTTTGGATCTTCGGTTCTGTCCTTTCTTTTTTCTAAACGACCAAAAATACTTCCTTCCGATGTACTTTCTATCGTTGATAGTATTTGTGATTAAATAAACGAATCCATAGTATCCATTTATCTCATCAGATTCAAATACCCTGTCCTTGTACCACCAAGGGTTTTCATACATATCATAAATCAGTCACACTGATTTATTTAGTCCCATGGATCAGGTATCTGCATTTTAGTGCTTGAAGGTTCCATGCTTGTGCCAAACTTTTTGGACCCTCTCCCAGAAGGTTCACTTCTTTCTGGGAGAGTTCGAATGTCGGGTCCGCTAGTGCTTTTACCCTCCATCCAGTTCCAGAATCGTTCGTCATAGCTGGAAACCAGCGAACGTATCTTTCTTAACATCTTGCTTAACACCCCCACTAATATAAGATTCAACCTCAGTTTCTTGAGGAGCAACTTGAACACCTTTAGAAGAAATCCAATGCTCAGTCCAGGGAAGTGGGTTGTTCTTTGCAGGGACATCATACTCAGGTTTGAGACCAATCGACTTCATACGACGGTTAGCAATCCACTCCACGTAGTTGTGAAGTAGTTTGTCATTCAAACCAATCATTGACCCATCTTTGAAGAGATACTGTGCCCAGAGTTTCTCCTCATCAACACACTGCTTGAACATTGCCCTTACGTAGGGTTGTTCTTCTTTAGCAATCTCTGCAAATTCTGGGTCATCCCCTTCACGCCATTTGTTGAGGATGTTTTGAGTAAGGACAAGATGCTGGTTTTCGTCTCTGGCGATGAGAGAGATAATTTTAGCGGATCCCTCCATAAGTTTGAGTTCACCAAACGCAAACGAGCAAGCAAACGAGACATAGAATCGAATTCCTTCCAGGATGTTGACATTGGCAATTGCCCTGTAGAGTTTACGCTTCAGAGCATAGCGTTCAGATAAACCGAGGTCAACCCCATCGTTAGCAAACTCCCACAGATGACCGTTGCCATACTCTTGTGCGGAGTGGATGAAGTCGTTGTAAGATTCAGTTACCGAAGAAGCACGGGAAAGAATCTTTTCATCATCAAGAATTGTATCAAAAACCTCAGCAGGATCTGAGTACACATTCTTAATAACATATGTGTAGGAGCGACTATGGATCATCTCCATAAACTCCCATACAGTCATAGCAGATTCAAGTTCAGGTAGTGAACAGTAAGGGATAAAAGCCATCCCAGGACCACGCCCTTGTACAGAATCCAGCATGATCTGGTACTTAAGATTGCTGGTAAAAATGTGCTTTTGCTCAGGGCGTAATGTCTGATAGTCACTTCGATCCTTCTGAAGGGAGACCTCCTCAGGTCTCCAAAAATAACCTAGTTGTTGCTGTGTCAACTTGTCAAAGACAGGATACTTAAAACTGTCATATCTCTGGACTCCCAGAGGTTTACCGAAAAACATCGGTTGCTTTTTTCTATCTACTTTGTTGGTGTTAAACACCGTCATACCATCTACCTTTTTCTTGTCAGATTTTACAAGATTCACAGTCGTCCTCCTCGATGTTTTCTAGTTCTGCGAGCATGTTTTCTAGTTCTGCTTTCTTTTCTTCCAGTAAATCGTCTCCTTTTTGGTCGTAAGTATTCTGATAATAGGAGGTCTTCCAACCGTACTTGTATGTAGTCAAAAGATCCTGTGCAATAACTCTCATTGGGACTTCATTATCTGGATAGTTTTCTGGATTGTAACTCCAGTTTCCAGAGATTGCTTGGTCGAAGAATTTTTGGATGACTGCGACAACATTAATATACCCGCTATTGTCAGGCATATCCCAAAGTAAAGTGTAATTATTTTTGAGAGAGTTGTACTGTGGAACAATCTGTTTAAGGGGTCCCTTCTTGCTTTTCTTAATGGACATGTATGCTCTAGGGGGTTCAATTCCGTTTGTGGCATTTGACACAACGGAACTGCTCTCAGAAGGCATTTGTGCGGACAGAGTGCTGTGTCGGAGACCGTGGGTGGTGATAGATCCTCTAAGAGTTTCCCAATCATAGTTGTATTCTGGTGTGACTAGTTCGTCAACATCTTTTTTGTATGTGTCAATTGGAAGAATGCCATCTGCATACTTAGTGCGATCAAAGGCAGCACAAGCACCTTTCTCTTTTGCAAGTTGATTAGAAGATTTCAACAGGTAGTATTGGAATGCTTCAGTCAGTTCATGCACAGATTTCAACGCTTCAGGATCATTGTATTTGTAACCGAGTTTTGCCAAATAGTGAGCAAGACCAATAAAACCTACTCCAAGCGATCTACGTGCCCTTGTAGCACGTTCTGCTGCCTTCACAGGGTATCCCTGATAGTCAATCAACTCTTCCAAACCACGAACAGAAAGATCACAAAGTTCTTCCATCTCATCAAGGTTCTTCAATTTGCCCACATTAATAGCAGACAGGATGCAAAGAGCAATCTCACCTGCATCGTCATCGATGTGACGAATGGGGTCTGTGGGGAGAGTGATCTCCTGACACAGGTTACTCATATTAACCTTGTCCTTGAACGAACTGTGACTATTGCAGTGATCAATGTTCATAATATAAACACGACCTGTCTCAGCACGTTCTTTCAGTAGGTCAAGAATCAGTTCTTGAGCATTGACGGTCTTTCTAGGGATGCGATCGTCTGATTCGTAATTAATGTACATCCAATCAAAGCGATCAGTCCCGAAAGCGTCGTAAAGACCAGGGACATCATGAGGACTGAAAAGTGAAATCTCTCCGTTTGAGATGAAACGCTCATAGAATAGTTTTGAAATCTGGATACTGTAGTCGAGTTTTCTAACACGATTATCCTCCGTACCTTTGTTGTTCTTCAGAACGATGATGTCCTCTATTTCTTGGTGCCAGATTGGGAAGTGTACTGTCGCTGATCCACCTCGGATGCCATTCTGTGTACAGCATCGGACAGTTGACTCAAACTTTTTGAGGAATGGTACAACACCCGTGTGCTGAACTTCTCCACCTCTGATTTTACTGTTGACGCCACGGATTCTGCCTGCGTTGATACCGATTCCCGCCCTTTGTGCAACGTAGTAGCCAATTGCCATATCACTGCTAAAGATAGAATCGAGGGTGTCATCAACATCAACAAGAACACAGCTAGCAAATTGTCGAAGTGGAGTTCGCACTCCCGCCATGATAGGTGTGGGAATGTTGATTTTGTGCTTTGAGATTGCATTATAGTATCTCCTAATGTAGGACATTCGTACATCCTTACTATAGTTAGCAAAGATAGTAACGGCGATCATCATGTACATAAACTGTGGAGTTTCATACACTTCACCACTACTACGATCCTGAACCAAATACTTATCAACTACCTGGCGAAGACCCGCATAGGTGAATAGCATGTCTCGGTCATGATCAATCCATTCACCAATAGTATTAAGTTCTTCTTCTGTATAGTTATTAAGAACTTGATCATCATATACTCCCCACTCAACACACCTTACGATCTGAGCATAGAATGTGGGATGGTCCCATGAAAGACCAAAAATTTGTTTGCGAAGTCCAAACAAGAGAAGGCGAGCAGCAACAAACTGATAGTTTGGATGCTCTTCATCAATCAAATCGCTAGCACTACGAATCAAAATCTCCTGGATTTCAGCAGTAGTAATTCCATCATAGAATTGAATACCAGATTGAATTTCAACCTGGGATGCAGACACGCCTGCCAATCCTTGGCAAGCAGCATCTACCATCAAATGCATTTTGTCGAGGTCGATACTCTCAACACGACCGTCTCTTTTCTTTACCTTTAATCCGTTGCTCATACTTTTTTCCAGGAAGTTAGTTTAAGGGTTGCTTGTAGTCCTTGGTAGGTGTTCGATTCTACCATACTTTGAACGTCATGTCCAGCGAGTGCCATGTCATTCAAATCTTTTTCTTTAATATTGCTAGGGAAAATCACTACTCGATTTCCTCCTTCAATTGCTGCTGCAATTTTATCAACAATCTGTTTTGATCTAGGTTCGTTGTCGAAGACCCAGACCCGATCTCTATAAGGAATAGTGCTGTCGTTAACATCGCTACCACACATAGCAATAGCGTTGGTAAGGAAATGGGAGTCGAATGGTCCCTCTGTGATGTAAATTGTTTCATCTTCATTTACTTTGTCCATTCCATATAGTTTGGTTTTGCTCTCGTCGAGCATCACTGTAATGTATCTAATCTGAGATTGTGGATAAATGGATCTCCCTTGATAACCAAAGGTTCCATCTTTATCTTTTAAGGGGATGATAATTCTAGATTCATCATATCTCGTATCCTTAAAAACCTGTTTATGTTTGTTTGTCCATTCCTTAAATTTTGGACAGAAGTAAAATAATTCAGGTGGTAATTTACGTGCTTCAAGGAAACGTCTAGCGACATGTGATTTATTTAGATCTGACACTTTTTGCAGATCAGAAAATATGTTCTTTTGAAAACGTGGTTTCTCAAAATGAAATTCTGGCAGAGGAATCTTAGTCCCCTTGCCAGTAGCGCCCTCTCTATACGACTCTAAAACATACTCACTGTAGAGGCGTTGATCTTGATCTTTTAAAAAGTTTGCAAGAGTCCTTCCCACACCACAGTTGTGACACTTGTAGATGTAGGACCCCTTCTTCTGAAAGAAATACCCCCTTGCACGATTCTTGTTCTTCTGAGAATCGCCGCAATAGGGGCACCTAAAGTTGTAGGTATTACTTGATTTCTTAAACTTTTCTAATCGACCAGATACAAGAGAGATGTACTTGGTGTCAAGATAAAGCATTTCGGTCAGGCATTTCAATCATGCTAGCAGCAGATGACTGAGGTGTCAAGACCCTTATGATAGGTGGGACCACTTGTAATATCGTCACAAGTGTAGCGATGACAGCAGTAGCACCGATAACAAACCTTGTATTTCTATCGGTCTTCTTTTCAA